ATTGTTCGCACCATCGGGCATAACTTTCAGTATAAATAATGATGGGAATCTAATAGCAACCTTCTAGTACTATGGCAACAGTTGATTTAGGCAAAATAAAACAAGTCTTTCGAGGAACGTATAATAACGCAACAGCATACGTTCCTGATGATTTAGTTGTGTTCACAGATACTGGTATTACATCAACTTATATCTGTACGACTGCATCAACGGGAAATAATCCATCGTCAGGTGGAACAGCACACGCAAATTGGGCATACCTTGCAAAAGGTGTTGCAGATCCAATACCTTCTCAGTCAGGTAATTCTGGTAAATTTTTGAAAACAGATGGTTCATCATTATCGTTTGCTGAAGCTGGTGCTGGAAAACTTTTAAAAATACATGATGCTGTAACAACTACACCTACACAGGTTAATACACCATCAAGAGGAGACACAACTTTAGCTATAACTTTCACACCAGAAGCACTTGGTAGTACATTTTTTATTCATGCTTATCAGATGGGGAGAAACAGTGCATCTGGAGACTCTACTTTTCACCGTTTCTTTCTAATGAGAGAAATTGCTGGTGGAACTGCTGCTGAACTATCATCTTGGGTTTACTTAGGAAGTAATGACCATACAAAAGATTATGATATTTGGCCTATAGTGTATAAAGATACTCCTTCTTACTCAGCAGGACAGACTATTAATTATCATATGGAAGTAGGATTCTATACAGGTAATTATTCTTTAAATTTTAAAGCACAAGACAACAATACTGCTTCAAGAATATTCGTACATGAAATAGGAGCTTAACTATGATTTACACTAAACATGATGCTGTAGCATCATTAAAACCAAACGAGGGGTGGACTTGGGCTGGTTACGATTATAAAGATTTTACTTGGGAAGGTAGTAGTACAAAACCAACTGAATCAGAAATAGATGCAGAAGTAACAAGATTAAATAATGCTGAACCTATGGCACAATTAAGATATGAAAGGAATAGAAAAATAGCAGAGAGTGATTGGAGAGCAAATTCAGATGTTACACTTTCAGATGCTTGGAAAACTTATCGCCAAGCATTGAGAGACATAACAAGTGGTGCATCACCTAAACTAGACAGTATAGGTAGATTAGATATGACATCAGTAACTTGGCCAACAGAACCATCATAAATTGAAAGTATAATATAATGTCTGATATCCGATTTAACAACTGGAAACATCAATCGGGCACTGGAGGTGTCACGCAAAATGCCGCTGGTAATGTGGGAATCGGATCTACACTTCCAGCTTCTGCTTTGGATATTGGTGGTGATACACATATAACTGGTGTCACAACATCATCTAATTTTAAAACTGGTTCTTCTAATTTACATAGTGCTGGTGTTGAAGTTGCAGGTGTAAACGTTCTTGGAGGTAATACTCCCATTGGATCTGGTGCGACAATTTACGATGATGGTGGTGCAAGATTTAGTGGAGTAGTTACTGCATCAAGTTTTGTTGGTGATGGTGCAAACCTAACTGGTCTTCCAGTAAGTAGTGAATTAAATTTTGGTAGCACTGGTATTACAACCACAAAGAATCTTGGTATTAATACAACAACTGTTGATAATTATGAAACAGTTGGTGCTGCAAATTCATTTAGAGGTATATACATCGGTGATGGTTCACTTATCTTTAATGCAAGATTAGATAATCCAAATGGATATTATATTGGAACTGGTCGAA